ATATGTGTTTTAAAAAGAAAATAAAACCGCCGGAATATACTTTACTACATCCTGAAGAAAAACCTGATTATTCAATAACAATGGATAATTATAACTTAGATAAAGTTATTGATAAATGGTTAAACGATTGGCATGTGCCTATGGACTACTGGAACTTCTGGTCGTTAAGCGGAGTTGAAATAATTGTTACTTTAGATACTGTAATCTATTTTGATGGTAAAGAATATAAACACGCTCCCGCACAATCAGAGACAAGTAATGATGAAAGAGTCTTAAAAGTGAGACCGGAATATTTGAACGCTGGCGTAATCGCACATGAGCAAGCCCATAATTCGTATTCTCTCCTAAACGTCACAGACCAGGCAAACTTTAATATTGATTTACAACCTTTTCTAAAGACTGGAATAGTTCAATATCTCTTTACTCAAAACGCCTATGGGTTAACATCTCCGGTAGAAAGCCATGCGGAAATTTACAGGTATATAGACGTACCACAATCATTGAGAAAATATTACCCTAAGTTGTACACCTAGAAACAGGTTAAGATACTTAAATTTGTAACGTAGTGCGTTTGGAGGTATGTTGTGTCAAGTTTCACAAGCGAATTAATAATAGAGCCTTTAGAAAATGGTAAGGACTTCCAGTTAAAGCGTCCCTTTACGTATCATATTGGAAGTAAGTATTCAAGACAATGGGTAAAGGTTAACGTAAACTTCATAACTGATTTTGCGTCAATTCCTAAGTTGTTAACGATGTTATTACCGGCGTGGGCAAAGTACCAAAAATCAGCAGTCTTACATGATTGGATGTATGGGGCAACACACACTATATTTGACAATGGAAAACTTAGACTCATTAAAAGAAAACGTGCAGATGAGATATTTTATGAGGCTATGGGGATTGAGTTTAGAGACCATAAATCAGGGAAGTTTATAGCATGGATTGAATATACAGCAGTAAGGATGTTTGCTAAATTTGCATGGAGGTAATGTGAAAAACTTTAGAGACTATCTAGCGGTAGGAATGGCAGTAATTATCTTCCCCCTAATTTGGATTTTACAAGGTATTAACGCAATAAGTATCCCTGAAAGTGTTATAGGTGTTACAATCGCTCTTGAGACATTAATTGCTCAATTTTACTTTCGTAAATCAGGAGGTGAAAAGCATTAAAGAAACGATAAATTTAGACAACAAAAAACGGGCGGGGAATTTAACCCCGCCCTACTTATTTATAGACCTATTTCATTCGGTGCATACACTTAATCCATACTCCCTGAATCACAGCCGTTAAGATTACGGCTATAGAAAATAAAGGGAGTGCCTCTTGAAACCCTTGTGAATCCCAAGTTAAAGCTACTTTTATATCTAGGACTGCACTCACACATACTAGAATTATCATTATCCATTCTAGCCCTGTAAATAATTTTGTTATTTTCGCTAGGAGGTTCGTCATTCTCTACCTCCAAATATTTATTTATATCCATTGACTTTTAGCCTCTTACCATGTAGGGGTAAAGTTTACCGTACATTTAGCTTGAGAACATTTAGCTTGATTGTCTGTTGCTAGATACTCACCTATTTGTAGGTCTGTGATTTCTGCCCACGTCCACGCTAAACCAGTGTTAGGATTAGTAGTATACGTTGTGGTGTAATAAGCAAAACTTCCAGTCAAAGGTGTATTCCCCCCTGTATATTCTGTACTATGCGTTATTAGTTTAGTGGATAAATTCCCGTTGCCAGCACTTAAAGCCCTAACTGTTACAGAAACACTATTAATTGTACCAACCATGTAAGAAGAACTTGCTATATTATAGAGGTCATATGAATTTCCTGCATTTCTATAAACATAAAGAGCGTCATTAGGGGGATTAGTACAAACACAAGACCAGTTTGTACCACTCAACGGGGTGAGTCCAGTAACATTACCAGCGGCATTAGGCATTAAAGTTTCAGTTATTGCATCAGGAGGCGAAATATATTGAGTAGCATCACTTAAAGACCATTGAGTACTAAAGGTTAAATTTGTAAAATCCCAGTCATGGCTTACAGATTCAATGAAATAGTCTTTATTTATCCCTGCGGCGGTATTCTTAAACGTTATTCTATCGGATATTTCACGAGTGAATATTTGAGTCCATTTTGCAACTGAATCTGGAATAATAGTTAACGATTCTGCTCTTCCGTATGGTAAGGCATATCTCCCTAAAACTAGGTTAGCCATATAGAACGCCATTGAATCAGTAGTGTGCAAAGTTCCTGTTTTTACATAAGAACGTTTCCCATAGTTAGATTGTGAAGTTGTATGAGTAGCTACCTGTTCTGTTCCAGAAACTCTTGTTATTCTTACATCATTAAATAAAAGCACCTCATCCTTAACATATGCAAAATCACTATAGGGTATTTCACTACCACCGCCTAAACCGAATGTAGCTTGGCTTGTTAGGTGTGGTGCGGTATTTCTATGTCCTCTTCCCTCATATAAAAGAATACCGGAAGGAAGTTCATAAAAAAGACTTAATTCTGTTTCTTGTACTTTTTGGAGATGTGAAAGTGCATTGACATTTACGTTAGCACCTGTAGCAATTAAGGTATCACTACCCACATCGTGTACTATCCATGCATCCGGTATTCCACAACTTGTTAAAACATTGTGAACTCTAGTACCTGAAGCCTCACTTGAATATCCGGCATTATTTAGTACTTGTAAGGAAAGTATTTTACCTATTATTCCTACACAATGTAAGGTCATTAATGACCCATAACCACCAGCACCTAAAAATGAGGGATTATAAGATTCTATATAACCTGTAAAAACATCATGCCAACCATTATAATAAACCTTAATATAGATTTTCTTCATTATATTGACGTTTGGGGTATAAGTACCTCCGGTATTGTCAGGCCAATAATCACCAGATGTATTAGTTAAAACTAAATCACAAGTCCCTGATTCCATTCTATCAAGTTCATGATTTCTACCTCTAGAAGTGTGAATCTCCCTAACATCATTAACTATGTCTACCCAAGTTGGACTTTCTTCAAGGGGGGTATTAACAAAGGCTATTTGAACTTTCATTGAACCTGCGCTAGGGAAATTGGGAGGTGGTGTAGTATAACCTCTATCGTGTGTTGAGTTAGCGTTTACCGCACCAGTTGCACTAACAACACAAAGATAATATCTTCCGTCACCCCCTGAAGGTGCGCTCGTATAATCATAAGGGTCTGTAGTAGCTCCTGCTATATTACCAAAAGAAACGTCTGAATCAGCCGCAGATACTTGCCATTGTAAAGTTAAAGAGCCATGTCCTCTATAACCTGTATCAGTAGAAGAATCTGCACTATTCCCTGTAGCGTTTACGGCAACTACTTTATACGTGTGGGTAGTCCCATTGGCTACGGATTCACCCGCTAAACTTAAAGTGACTTTATTTGAGTAAGTTCCATCAGTTGCGCTTGCCGTTCCAGGGGTAATTACGGAAGCGTCTGCCCCTGTATCATCATAAGTAGCTACGTCTCCTAAAGTTCCAGAGGCATTTACTGCACCACGATAAACAATATACCCCGTAGCTCCGGTAGATTTAGTCCAAGTAATAACAACTTTTGACGTTTCAGACCCATCTGTAGCGGAAACGTTAGTAGGTGCGGCGGGTTTAGTAAGGAAGGTTATCTCATCACCATAGGAAGTCCCATCTGGTGATGTTGCATAAGCTCTAGCGTATATCGTAGTTCCTGTAGGTAGACTTGTTAAAGCGATTGTAAAGGCACCCGCCCCATAATCTCCATGCTCGTGAATATCGTTAGCATATGCCCCACCTGAATGAGTATGGATATCCCATTGAATACCACGTATAGTAGCGTTGCCACCCACACCTAAAACAGTAATATTACCATTACCCGTAGCGGTAGTTGCCTCCACACTGGAAGCCGCTTGAGTTGTTACTGTTAAAACAGGAGTTATGTAATTTAAGTTTATATTCTGGATATATCCAGTTGAAAGTCTGTTGGCTACACCTAAATTACAATTGACAGCACCAAAATTATAACGCCACTTAGTTGCCGCTGTTAGTCCTGTAATGGTTTGAGTGGCAACTTCAGTAGTCCTAGCCGAATCGGAATAAACGTGATTGACAACCGTTCCACTTCCTGCACTTCTGGATAAGGTACAGTAATATAGAGTATCAGTAGACAGGGCATCATAGTCTGTTTCAGTAAAGTTTCCTCTAGAAAGTCTGAACCATAACACATTAGAACCTCTAGTAGTACACGTTACAGATATGTCGGTATCTGCAAATCCTGTCATATCATTCAGTGTATTTGTTACTGCAATACCGGCATGACCATACTTATTGGCTTCTTCATTCTGTACATAGATTTCATAGTCAATATCTAGGGCATCAAAATAGTTGGCAGAAAAATCTTTATACAAGTAACAGTCAGTCTGTGAGGTCATCGCAGTAATCGTTACCTTAGTAGTCGATTCTGTTATAAAGCCACCAGCATCTTGCTCCGTATAAGTGGTTAAATTTTCAATAGCCATTTAATCTCCTAAAGTCCTGTAGTATAATCTTTTCTACCATTATTTATTTGTCTTTTAGTTACAATATTAGTTAAGTTTCTTTCTGAAATAACAGAACCTTGAACTATAACTGTAGTATTACCACCTATATGATTCCCTACTCCTGCAAATTCTTCTCCTCCGTGTACTATAGCTAATTGAGGTTGTCCTAAAGCTCCGGGAATTACACCACCATCAGCATAACCATTTACAGATTGTCCATTAAGAACAAATTGCCCTACATTACCTGTATTCAACCCTGCTAATTGTGCATTAAGAGATTGTATTTCTGCCTGTAAATTAGCTAAATAGGCTTGAACCGCAGGTGTCATATTTGAAGCATTTGCACTAGATATCTGGTCATAAAGAGATTGCTTAGCTTCCATCTGTCCCCACAAACCTTGGGAAACACTTGTATATTGAGACATACGGCCACTTTGGGCGGCGTTTAAGGCATTCATTTTATTAAGCATGGCCTGATTATTTGCTTCAAGTGCTATGGCATCTGCGGCTTTTAAGTGCAGACTAACCATTGCATTCATTAAAGGGATTAAATTCCCAACTTCTTCACCGTATTTCATGTATAAAGAATTTACAGTATCAACAGAGTCTCCCTCTTGAAGCATTTTAGTATATAGGTCACTCATGGAATAACCTAATTGACCAGCTATGGAACTTGTGTTATTATATTGATTGATTAATCCGTTATACCCTTCTATAAGTTTATTAACTTTATCAACATCTATTTGCGTGACATCATTCTTAGCTTTTTGTGAGGCAATCAATTTAAGGTTTTCGTTATAGACCTTTTCTAAAGAATCAGCTAAGTCATAATTAGCTTTTTCCTGTTCACCTGTTAAACCCCACGCACTTTCTTTGGTGTATTCCCTTAAAGTATCAATATATGTTTTTAGTGTTTCATTATAATTGTTTTGTTCTCCGTTGTTAGCTTTGATACGTTCATTTTCTAAGTTTAAAGCCGCTTGTTCAACTTCTGAATTACGTCCTAGTTGTTGGAAACCTTGATTCATTAACCACATTCCCGCAGTCGCGGCGGCAAGTAATCCAGTCAATTTCCCTAGAGACATACCAATTTTAGATAGCAAATCCGGTACTTTCCCTAGACCATAAACGAGTACACCTAAAGAAGTTGCGGAAGCCCCAAACGATAAACCTACGTTGGATATCTCTTTTGTAGTTTCAGGAGATTTTTCTGCTATGTTCTTTAATCCTGAAACAATGGAAGTAATAGCATTTGAGTAATTTGTAAGAATAGGGGCTAACTGTGTCCCTATTGTGTTAAATAAACCCTCCATTGAGGCTTTTACATCTTTGATTGATAGTACTAAATCGTGACCTTTTTGAGCAGTATCTTCGCTCATGGTCACACCTAGTTCTTTTGCTCTATCTCTTAGTTTTTGGATACCGTCTGCCCCATCAGCTAAAATGGGGAGTAAGTTTATTCCAGACCTACTAAATAAATCAGTCGCTAGTGCCATTTGTTGTGTTTTATCTGTAACCCCAGCTAAAGCAGTAGCTATTGTTGTAAATAGTGATTCTGTGTCTAATTTTTTTAGGTCTTCAAATTTTAATCCTAATTTAGAGAAAGTATCTATTGCACCTTTCCCTCCATCACTGGCAGACTCCATTAAATTAGTTATTCCGCTAAAGGCAGTTTGTAAATCCCCTAGGGATAAATCAACACGTTCAAATACATACTTTAATTCTGAAAGTGATTGGACAGAAACGCCTGTCTTTTCTTTCATGTGGATTAATTCATCCGCTGTCCCTGCAAATGATTTCTCAATTAACCCAAATGCCGCAGTTACGGAAGCTCCAACTACCATTAAAGATTTACCAAGAGTCTTGAAATCTTCAGAAACCATCTTGGTATTTTTACCAGATGATTCACCCAAGTCAATCATAGACTTATCGGTATCGGCTATAGCTTTTTGAGCTTCTTTAGCATCAGCAATTATTTTTACTACTAATTCTGAAAGTACTTCAGACATAATTATCCTTTAGGGGCAAAATATGAAATCAATCCTACAACGATACCTGCAATAGTTCCTGTAATACCACCTGCAATGCTAGAGTTCTTTTTATTTGATGTTTCCAATGCTTCAATTCGGCATGAATGGTCAGTACACCTTAAAGACGTTTCGTAATTTTGCCTAGCTACAAATTCTAAAAGTTGTCTATCTGGCATACCTTGAATATGATTTTCAAACTCTAACTCTGAATTTATCTGATTCATGCCTATCCCGCAATCGCCAGTATCTTGCTTAATACTGTAGAGACATTTTTCATCGTTTCAAACGTGACTAAATTACCAACTTCTTCTAGTGAGAGTTTTGAGTTCTTTTCTTTTAAAAGTGCATAAATAACCAGACGTAAGGTAGAAGCTGTTTCGTCTACGATTTTAGATTGAAGTTTAGCTAGACCGAAGCCTATTGTTTTTTCTACATTTGCTAACGTAGTAAGATTCATAATAGGTAATTCGTATTCTTTGCCATCGGCTAGTTTAAGAGTATTCGGGGTATCCTTGCTTAAAAGATTTTCTTCCATTATTTTCTCTCTTTCAATTCTTTACTAGGTAGTATTACGTTTTTCTCTTTAGCTAATGTTTCTAACTCGTCTACTTTTTTGTTTCTTTCAGGCATTTCACCACTATAAAAATCACTAGCCCTAAAAGATTTAGAACCCTTTTTACGAGGCACTGTATTATAGATAGCCGATAAAATATTAGCTACAGTAAATTGTTCTCTCCAAATATCTTGACTTTCTTGAAAAACAACTTCTTTGTATAATTCGTAAAACTTGGATAATGTTAGTCCTTGAATTTCCTTTAGAGTAAGATTGGTTTTCCGTAAAAGATAGACAATGTATTCATTTTTAGGAAGTATTGAATCTCGTATCATCGTTACGACTTTCCCTCTAGAATACCCTCTCCAATTATTTCAATCTCTTTGTGAATCAAGGTATCAAATATCTTGTCTACGTGAGTAATAAATCCTACACCCTCAAAATAACCTTTACCCATATACAACCGGACTGTGACTTTATTAGGTATGTCAAATAACCAGTATGATCGAGCTTTTAAAACCCATTTGTTTAGTTTATAAAAAGAGACTTCCCCTTTTGGAATATCGTTTAAAATAATATCAACATCCCAATCAAGGAAGCCTCCTATTTGTTCTCTACCTATATGAATTGAACCTAGTTTGCCGTTCATTTACGCTCCAGGTACGCCTAACTCCCCTGTGCCTTGATAGTCATAAGAATAGGTTACAATACCATCACTAGAAGTGTTAGGGTGTGCTCCGGTGATAATTGCTTTACCTATCCATGCCTGATATGCAGTTGCAGATTCACCAAGAGTTAAGTAAACTTCAGAACCTATGGAAAGTGGAACGCCGTCTTTAAAACCATCAAATGAACCACTCCAACCTGAACCACCTATGATGTATTCTTTAACACCAGCACTACCAAAGTCCGTTGTTTCTAACGTATCGGCGGTATAGTCTAGAGACCAAGCCTTAATCCCGTCTATCTCTGCGAGTGCTTCAACATCGTCTACATCAAACGTACCATCCGCTAAATCGGTTATCTGTTTCAAGCCTACAGCAAGGATAGCCGTATCACTAGCCGGAGCCGCCAGCCTACAAACACATTGTTTCCATGTTGCGGCGGTTAAAGCCCCTATGTTTAATGTTTCAATAGGGGAAGCACAAGTATTGGTATCGTCTAAAGCAATTTGTAAATCGCCAGCGGCGGTAGTTACGCTAGACCTAATCCATGCATAAATAGCGTCATATGCTGATAAGTTGAGTGAAGAGATTGCTTTATATTGGAGTAAAGCATTTGCACCTATTGAAGTCGTGGTATCACGCACACAATAAGTCCCTACTTTACCCGCTACAGTTGAAACGGCATTACCCGCCCCGCCTGTAGTCCATACAGATTCACAGTTGTCAACTAATAGAGCGGATGAATATACCCGCCCGTTTTTACCTGATATATGGGTCATATTAAACCTCCAAATTATTTATGCGGCGGCAACGGTTAAAGCCGCAGTCCCTTGAAAATCGTATGAGTAGGTAACAACACCATCATAAGAGGTTGCCGGATGTATACCCACAATAAAGGCACTGCCAGTCCAGAATTGATTAGCTGTTTGAGATTCATAAAGTTTAATTGTTACAGCCGCACCAGCTAAAGGTAAAGGCGCACCATCCTTAAACCCTTCAAAACTACCAGACCATCCAGTGCATCCGATAACATAAGTCTTTACCCCTGCATCCGCAAAATCTGTAGTTTCTAAAGCGTCTGCTGTATAATCCAAAGTCCATGATTTAATACCCGTTACCTGAGAGGCGGCATCAACCTGACCCGCTTTACCTGAAATATGAGCCATAATATCCTCCTGTTATATATCTAAACGCACTACGATTGAAATCTAAGCCTGTTAAAAGTCTTTTATGAGGTAATCATCACACGATACCTAAGAGGTTGCTGATAGGCGATTAAAGCCCCAGCGGTATCAAGATTAGGAATGATAGTTCCCATATAAGTTCTAAAGCATTTCATAGAAGTAAATCCGGTAACTGATAAACTGGCATTGTCTAATATTCCTAAAACCCTATCAGTGATAATTGAGAGATGATTGATTGAAGTATTTGAATAAACATTTACCCAAAAGTTTAAATCTTCTATTTTAGTTGGTGAAGCAAAAGTACCTATAGGAACATCTGTTTCTAATCCCCAACTTATGTAAGGAAATGTGCTTCCTTGAGGTGCTAATACTTGATAGGTTTTAGTGTCATAAGTAACAAAAGTAGCAGAGCCGTCAACTGTAGTACCACCATTTGTAGTATTCCAAGTAGGTTGAGTTGTTCCGTGTGAAGTTCCTGCTATAGAACATAAATAAACATGGCTTGCGTACGCTGTAGGAATAATGATATCCCCTACCGCTCGTGCTGTATTAGCTACCCACGTTAACGGCCATAGGCGGATTTTTGAATTAAATCCAGAAAGTACTTGGTTAAGCACTTGACAAACTCTTTTCTATGTGATAATATATAAATAGAGGCGTGACCGAGAGAAAAAGAAGGGTAAATCCTTCTTAGGTGTACGGTAGTGTAATGGTTAAAAATGCACTGTTAGGAGGCATCTTAACAAAAGCCGTATAAGTACGTGGGTTTGAACCCCACCGCCTCTACCAAATCTCGTTACACCGTTGCGACTTTATTCTACACTTACACTATAATTACCGATTGCCTGTTTAATCTCGTCACGTTTTTGCTGGACAGCCGGAAACAACCAAGGATAAATATATGACCCGTTTGCAGTAGCCCATCCTAACTCTAGGTATTTACCATAGAGTACGTTACTTCCAATATCAACTGCTACGGTATTTGAGTCTATTGCATATACCCAATGAGTTATAGAACTTGATAAACGTCCTGTATCTGTCCATGGGTGATTCATATCTCCAGAAGGATTAGGATGTTTAGTATTTATTTTGGCTTGACGCTCTACTATAAGCCCTACCTTTTCCATATTACGCCAAATAGTATCAACTAACTTTTTCTCTACCTGCGGACGATATGACCTTATTGTGACCGAACTACCCATAAAAATAAATCCTTAAAGGGGTATTGACAAAGTAAAATAAGTGTGCTATTGTAAAAATACATGAGATGGAAGTTCAGTGTTTAGTTGCACGCCATAATCTTGGTTAGGGGTGTAGACGGAAGTAAGCGGAAACGAAGCTGTATAGCTGGGAAACGTAAGTTGAGTAAGTCAAAACCCCTAACAACCTTAATAACAGAATAGTTAGTGTCTAAATTTGATAAACTCTCAAAAGGGGGTAGGGACGCTTATCCGCTTAGTGGGTTTAAACTCTCGGTTACGTCACGTAATATATTACCTTGATAAACGCTAGAAGACGTAAATGAAACTAGGAAAGCTAGTATAAAAGACCGAGCTAACTAATATACTAAAACTAAAGGGTTCTGTTTTGACGCAACGCCTGTTAGAGGGATACAAGGACAGAATAAATATCCCCAAATTACTTTGATTCTTTTACATAAATCTCTAAATGGCTGTTAGAGTTTGAGGGGTTTATAATTCCAACGATAGCGAAATAACGGGTGCTATCCGAATTACGTATCCTTGAAAGCTCACTAATAGTTTGGTACTGACAAAAAAGTTTATGAGTTGCCTCTAGTGTGACTTTGTTAGAGGATAACTGCTCTTGAGAAGTAAGACTAGATAAACGTCCTTTAAAAGCCGTACCATCACTCCAGGTATTTATCATACCACCCATACCATCATCTGTGGTAACTAAAGTCTGCGGGGTAAACGTCTCAATCAAAAGCGCACTACTTATCATTATATGTGCATCCTTTTATATTTACTAATCGTGTCCTTGCAAACATCACTTACTATCCGTTGGTCAATCGTATAAGAATAGTCTCCGATTCTTTCGGAAGCAAGTCCTTTTCTACCCCTATTTACATATAAGGCGGAAGCAATATCTAACGTAGCTTGCATAATATCTTTAGGATAACGATATACATAGATAGTTTTCAATGAATGAATCGCCGCCGTAGTACCATTTACACCGCGTTCTACTGTTGCGCTTAAAGTTCCAAGAGCGGTAACATACATTTGTTCAGATTCGCATAGGATGGTCTGCCCTATCTCAATGATAGAATCTGCCGATAAAGTAAGTGTAAGCCCTCCTACGGTTGCTACAGAGCCTGTCACACTGGTTACAACATAAGGTGTTGAGGTGTTATCCCCATATCCCCAAGTACCAATTATCTGTACGCCCTTTTTAACCCCTGAATTGAACGAACCATAATCCCCGTTAGGATTAATCTCTAAACGAGTGATAGGATAGGTATTGATGGTATCTTCAAGTCCTACGCCATAAGTGAAATAATCATCGGTAGTCCAAGTGTTCTCAAAAGTACCATCGTTATCATCATCTGTTTTAATAGAAGTTATTGAAAGTAAATCTGGTATCCATAAGAATTGAGAACCATCAAAATACTTTGTTTGAGTATAAGAGTAAAATACACGATTACAGTATGAATCAATAGAACGTGAAGCACTCTCAAGTTTAGAACGCAAGATAGCATCGTCTGTAGTAGACGTTATCCCAAGATTGCTTTTTAATTCAGTGAGTGAATTATATGAATTAGGCATTGAACGTCCTTTCACAAATAGGACACGCTCTTAAATCTTCTCTAATAGCTAAAGGCCAATCACAATAAGGACAGATGTTATTTTCTAAGTCCTTATCTATTGGATGGAGTTCTTCCTGTTCTTTATTCCAGTCTAGGATGTTTTTTAACTGTTCGTAACTCATTTATGCCGCCTGTAGAGTAGCACCTTGGCTTAAAGGTCTCCAATCAATTTCCCAAGTAATAGCCCCGTCTTTTGCCGCTGTTCCGTAAGTAACTGTAATCGTTCCAGAAGTAATACATGTTGCTCTGATTTTAGTAGCTTGACTGATTGCGACTGCTACAACATCCGTACCTATCATGGCATCACCTAAAGTACCTGTAATGTATAACATTGTTCCGGCGTGTAAATGATTCAAGTCTTTAGTAGTGCAAATATCAACAGGAGTTTGAGCGTCCGGTGTTACGGAAAGTTTACAAGTATTAGAGGCGGCTTCTGTATCCGTTGTGATACGCCCTATAATGGACACTATCTCTATTGTACCCGTCCAGTTGAATAAAGTACCAGACGTTAAATGAGATGTGTTCTTTTTGCTTTGTAGACTTGCGTACATTACTGTCATAGTATCTCCTAAGTCGCAACACCGTTACGAGTTTACGAATTTATCGTACAATGTATAATGTAAAAACTCTAGCTTATTCTCTTGGTCTAATTGTTTAAGGAATTTAGCTATTTTACCTTTTAGCCCATCACTTATAATAATGTCTTTGTCTTGGGGGATTGGAGTACCATCTTCCCTATTGACTTTCCATTTTACCTGTAACCCGTCCTGTTCAAATTGGAGGTCTTTTTCTTCATCAGGTGTAAAGAGGTTTTCAACGAGTTCACGAGCTTCTTTCATGTGACCATAGTTCCACCCTTGAATGTTAGGTATTATGTTTCTGATAATTAATCTCTCGAATACTGTTAACTGCATATACCACCTTTATTATTTTATTGTAGGATGATAAGTCTCGCACTTATAACGGGCTTACACCTATCTGTGGGTTTAGTGGTGTGCTTCCCCCAGTTTTTAAACTTATTCCCCAGCTTTGCTATTTTTAAGCGTTACATCCTACAAATTAACTATACCATGAATAAAAAGGAGAGGGTTTTTAAGCCCTCCCTATACGTTACGAAGTATAGATGTTCATATACCAAGTAGTACCAGTAGAACGTTCAACACAGAACGGGAGTTTATAACCTCCAGTAGAAGCCGCTGTGGCAGTTGCGGCATAGTCTACAATGGTGTTAACATCAAACAAAGCGGTTAAAGCATTGGCATAGATATTGGTATTAAACAGGAACAATGACCCAGGATTAGCGCCATCATCAATAACGCAGGACATTTTAAGCCCCATGATGATTTTGGAGTTAGTCATGGTCATTCCTGTAATACCCCAAATACCTACGTCTAAGGGAGAGATACAGTTACCAGCGGTAAAGGTGGTAGTAGCTACACCTAAGTTAATCCAGAAGGAACCTGTAGCAACATAACCCGCAACCGCACCTGTTCCGATATTTAGGTTACATTCAAAAGAACCATAGCCATCACCAAAACTAGGTGTTAAAACCGTACCATCAAACTTAGCGATACGTCCAGTAGTAGCATTAAGTGAAGCATCGGTAACGGAGATACCCTTATTTGCTGTAGTAAGTGTGATACCAGTTAAGGTAGCAGTACTTGCCCCAATGTCTATAATAAAGGACTTAGACCCTGTACCATAGACCTGAAAGTCTACATCTTGGGAAGTGTTACCAACTTTTACAGCCGTAGTTCCAATAGTTAAAACATCACCCGTAGCCGTCCGGCCTACAGCCTTTTCATAGAATACGAGTGAACCAGAAGCAAATTTACCTTCAATTAAGAAAGTTCCTACACCTTGTGTACTCATTTATCCCCTCCTAAAGGGTCAAGATTATTCCAAGATTTATTATTTGACTCAAGTATCATTTTATTATGAGGCGGGGATTTTAAGCCTTTACCCCGCCTCTTGTTTCTTTTAGGGATTGTCACTCTAGGTCAATGCGCCAGAGTTTGTTTCCTGCGGATATTTCGGCCAGCAAAGAGCCTTAATAGATACAAGCATATCCCCGCTAGAAGCATCCGTGAACGTAAGTCCTACGTAAGGTTTACTAGCTGTAGACATATCCTGTGATTCTACGTCCACCATAAGAGTTAACGTGGTATGCGCCGTAGTGATTGCTAAACCTGAAGTGGTTAAAGCTGTAGCAGTTCCAAGAGTATCTGTGCCAGCGGCGGCGGTTAATCTGTAGTAACCAGCAATAGCGGTAGAAGACGAACCCGCTGTAGCAGCAGACTGCGTAAGCGTCATGGTAAAATCATTAGCAGTAACCGTATGCAGTGAGACTAGAAACTCTACCTTTTCGTAAAGTTTCATATTGATATGGGGGACTACAAAAGTCGAAGTCTTTTGTCCATAAGCTAAAAGAGGTACAACATGTATTTCCTGTGAAAGATTTTTCATTATTTAAACTCCTTATTTTTAGTAGGGGTAGTGACTATCTCTAATCACCACCCCAAATTTAGTTACGTGCGGGAGCTGGAAAGTACGATAAACGGAGACTGGGTATTAGAACCTTTATACGGGGTGATATAGGTCTTGTCCTTAGGTTGCCCATCACACCGATATACCCATCTAAATACCGTCTCATCATAGTCAAATTTAAGATGGATACTAGAAGCACTCTGAATATCGCCCTTATCAATCATCATGTATCTGTTAAGGTCTACTAACATGATATCACCAGCAGTACCTAAAGTAGCGCAAAATTCGCAAGAGATAACAGGGCGATTCTTTAGAGTACCATAGTTAGAGGCGGTTAACCCACCAGGAGGCATATAAACAAGAGAACCACCGGCACCAATAGCATAAGCCATTTTATTAAGTTCTGTCTCGATATCCTGATTGATTAACCAAACATAATTAGAAGCTCTGGAAGGAACACGGCGCATCCACATCTTATCAATGTTTTCAGCTACGATAGTACTAGCACCCTGACCTGTTTCAGCCGTAACGGTTACAAGATTAGGAGCGGCAAGAATACCAAGAGGTTTACCAGCCCCATCACCATTGATAACAGCATCACCAATCTTAAAGCCAAATTCATCTCTAAAGGAAGCGTCAAGCCAAGAGGTAAGGAAAGATACATCCTGAAGAATTTCATCAGTACAATAAGACAAACCAGTCAACTTTTTAAGCTCTAGTTTAACCATGTCAAAGGAAGGTTTAGTCTCTGTTTTTAGCGCACCTTCACCCGTCCAATAAGCGGCAATGCCACCATGACGATAACCATCTGCTCTATTCTGGTCGTTTACAGCAGGGAATGAAATACCGTTTGAGTTACCAGATAAAGACCTTTTATCTACACGAGACAGAATATCGTTCTGTGTAAAGGTATTCTCAATTAGTTCATTAGACTGTTCGGTCTGGATTAAGAAACCACCTTCAGCAGGGATACGTTCACCCGCTCCGGTGATTTTCAAACGAGGGTCAATAGTCATACCATTAGAGACATAGAAGTCTTTAATAGCAATAGCCTGTTCACCTAAAGACTTCCATTTCTGGTCACCAGCGTCCTTGATGATTTTTACTTCCGGTTCAGCGGGAAGTTTTCTCTCTACCGTTTTAGCCTTAAATGCCTCTACCGCATCCGTAGCGGCCTTAGCAGTCATATCGGCTATCTGTTTTTCTGTTAATTCCATTTATAACTCCTTTATTACATTCTTAATTGTTTCTGAAATAATACGATTGATTGTTTCTGTTTCAACTGTCAAGTTTTTGTTTACAGTTGGCTCTATCTTTACAGGCTCTGTCGTGACCTGAATTACGTCAATTGGAAGTCGTTTAATTAAGTCCTTGAAAGTTACTTTTGCCTGTTCACTTAACCCTTCTTTATCTATAAGGGATTTCAAATAGTCAATTTCATCTATAATTTGTTCTTGGGAAGTTTTAACAGGAATTTCCTTGAGAGCTTCATCACAAGTCTTTTGGATGATAGGGTCAACAGATTTAGAGCGCATAGTCATTACGGCATCGCGGTTACTCGGAATGATGCAATGAGATATCTCAAGTAATTCAACTTCTTTAAATGTCTTACGTGGGGTTTTTACCCCGTCACCATCGTCCCAAGTCTTAGGAATAAACCCTACACTAAATGCCGCAACGCCTTTGGAAGCAAGATAATAAGCCCAATCGGCGGTATCGTTTCCGGCATCACGATAGTATTTTGGTTTACCTTCAAGACCTTTATCGGTAACTTTTAACTTAGTCCATTCACCGATTTGATTCTTTAAGTCTTTATAATCATGGGAAGCAACTAATACGGGGTGTTCCATAAATTTAGAGAGTGATTTTTTAAAAGCTGAAGGCTCAATCACTTCACCATCTCTATCCATAGTGGAAGTAGACAGTGGAATGAATATATTTAAAGAGCCGTCCTCTTCTTTTGTAACCTCACCCTTAAATGTTTTAAATAATGTTTCCATAAGCACCTCTATTCAATTACAGGTAAAATTCCACAAGAGCAATTAGGATGAAGGCAAGGTCTAGGGCCGGAATCTATAGGGAATATTTGCCCGTCAAGCTCTAAACATTCAGCACATGAATCAGGACTAGAAAGCCATTCCACTTCTTTAACATTTTCCGCTTGGTATCTATCGTTTGCGCCTTGATTAGAAGCGGTAATTACTTCAGTTCTAGCAGTCATATCTGCTCTGTATTTTTCGTTCTCTGAAAAGTATCCCTCTATTCTCTTGCTTAAAACTTTAATAGATTCACCCTTTTCAAAACCATCTGCTAAAATAACTCTCAAGGAATCAAGGGTAGTCTTATTTATAGACTTAGCCAATAAAAGAGAACGTGTCTGTATGAATTGTAAAGCTCTATAGTCTAATAAATTAAAATTACCTGAAGTCATAAAAAGTCTCCAAAGATATTGACAAACGAATTGATAAGGTATATAGTTAGTGTAGTTAATAAGGAGTTAGATATGAAAAAAGAAATTATTGTAAAGATTCTGGAAAATGGCCAATGGTATGCTACTCTAAATGGCAAACACTTAACAGCGCAAGAAACACAAACAGCAATAATGAGAGGTGCTACCTATAAAATAGTTCCTTTTGATAAATAACATTTATACTCTATATAGAAAGTGAGGGGAATATGCTAATTAAACAAGGACAAATATTAAAAGTAAACCATTCTCGGAAGGGTGAATTTATTGCTAAAGCCACGAGGGATTTTGATTCAGATGTTGTAGAATTTTATCCTGTAGTAGTTGCTAAAGGCAACGGTTCTGTTCTAGGGGCTTCAAATATGATGTTTTGGATGGATAGGCAAGAAAAAGTATTTAATACAAATGAAAAACTAAAATTATTTGAAGGTGGTAGGGCAATTAAACATAAACCTATTAATAATTTTCAAGTTGAAGGTGAAAATGTTGTTATCACGCATGATGAATTTAAGGAAGTAAGACAGAACGATTTTCCTAGATTCTTTGAAGATATTTGTAAACGATTAAACGAAGACTAAATAGCCTCTTTGAATGAATTTTCGTACACTTCTTTTATAGCAGGTTGAAACTTCTTTGCTGTGTCGTTATCGTTTAATTCGGGTAAATTGCCTGATTGTTCAAAATAAGTTAATATGTCTTTCTCTTGCTCTTTTAAAACTTTAGAGAAAACACCTTTAAACATTTCCTCTTGCCTTAGTATCTTTTGATTCTTTCTAGCCCATATCTCTTTTTTTTGTTCTGGTGTATACCCCTTACCCTTGACAGGAGGCTCTACAATGGGTGTAGGAGTGTCTCCGGCGTTATTTGTGGGTGTTTGTATAGGTCTATCTAAACTTTCGGGTGTAGTGGGTAACAAGTTAAGCGGAATCAAGAGAACATCACCATTAGGCATAGGGTCAAGTCCTCTTAGTTTACGTGCTTCATTAATCGTAAGATATCCCGCACGCATACCTGATTCAGCTAACTCTCTTTTCTGGTCTATCGTTTCAGGGACAACCTCTTCATAACCTATTTCTAGATTAGCGGAGTTCTTAAACTTAGGAATTAACTGTTCCTGAATCTTAGCTTTGTCCCAGTCTAGTCTAGGTTTAATTAACCAACGTGCAAAAGTATAATCTCCGGCCTCGGCATTGGCTTTATTGACGTTCTCTGATATTCCCATTACCGATAGGGGCATACCAAACACACCTAAAATAACGTCACGATTCCTTAACTGGAGGTTAGGGAAGTCCATATCTTTAACTGTGTTCTGAATCTGGACGTACTTACCGCCACCCTCTAATAGAGCTACGGAATGAGCTTTGGAAACACCTTGATGTTTTTCTTTCCACTGTTTAGAAAGTTTGTCAAATTGTTCATCACTTAAATCATAATCGTACTCAATAACCCCGTCCGGTCTGGCAGAGTTATAAAAGAATTGGTTTATCCATTTATCAGCGTTCATTTGAGCGTCTAAGTTAATTCCAATCGCTTGCGCTCCACCTAGTCCTCTATACTGATTTAAGGGGTTAGGCTCTTTGAAATGTATAACCTCTTCAGGAGTGAACGGGATTGCTTCCGCACCACTACCATAAACATAACCCTTAACCATAGGGAAGTTCTTAGCAGGTACAACAGACATTTTCTGCGGATAGGCTAGAACTATTTCTCCAGGCTCGTTGTTAAGGTTGTTATTGATTACCCAAAATGATTCACCTATTAAGAGTTTGTAAATCGTATGTAAAGCGATAAACTCATTTGAAGTTTGGGTAGGATTGACTAATTTAAGCAGGTCTAAAATTTTATGATTGTAAATCTGTTTAGGTTTTTCTCTGTTTGAAACATCGGTTAAAGTCCACTTTACTTCAGAACATCCTAAAGCAATACGGAAGCAAACGGCGTAAAGCCACCCTACATCACTATAAGCCTTAAGAAAACCTGTAGTATCCCGTTCCGGTGAAAGGACATTATTCATAGAAAAGATGTTCTTAGTAGGGATTACTGATTTTTCTTTTGAGAACATTTTAGTTATAAAATTAGTCATTCAACTCTCGTATCATGTTGCGACTTACAATAAAATACCCCCGGTGTTGCGCATTGTTAAGAGGCTCCGGGGGTCTGTTTATATCGGGGTATATTATCCCCTTCATTGTTTAGTATAATGTATCAATGTCAATAGTCCTAACATCTATCCCTAAAGATTCTGCCATATTGCAATCAGCACACAATTTTCCTCTACGCCTTTGTCTGTAATTTGTATCTAACCTTTTACCACAAGTTCTGCATACGTCTAGTTTAAAGATTCTAGCAAACAACATCCAATAGTTAAGTGTTAAGTCCATTAAATCCACCTGATTTTAGGATTACGTATTTCAGGACAATAAAACGCCAGAGCTAAAGAATCTGCCTTATCGGGGGATTTGATTCTATATGTCTTTTTCATTTCCTCTTTAGAGATAATTTGTAACTTTTTATCAGAAGCAATCTTAAACCGTATACTTGAAAGTTGTGCGCCTAAGTCCATATCATCAGGAATTGAGATTACATTTGCTTCAAGTTGTTTTCTTAGATTATCGTACATTTCTGCTCTGATATTTATGTAGTGTTCTTTATCTTGCGGCTCGCCTCCGGCGATAATCCCATTGATATAGATTTTCTGCTCCCTAAGTCTATCGTATACGCCCGCGCCTACACCTACACAATCTAAGTTAACGTGTTTAGCGTCTAGGTTAAACCGTTCCATCTTTTGAAGGATAATACCTGTAGTCTGCATTAAGTCTGTTTTCATCCATGAATCTGTATAAATGACTTTATTGCCTTGACGTACAGTAAATACAGATTGGTCATCACCCTCACGAGCTATATCAACACCCGCCCATTTTACATCATCTTCTTTAATCTCTAACTCTCTATTACGTGCGCTCTGAATGTCTTTATAAGGGATTAGGAAGTTACCACCCTCTAAAGCACTCCAATCACCTTCAAGCATTGATTTAATCCATTCAGGGGGATAGATAGAACGTAAAGAACTTTCATAATCAGGTGGTAAATAGGGGTTATCTTTAGGAATAGCTTGAATAAATACATGGTCTGGTAACTTCTGTTCAATAAACTTCTGTTTTACCCATCCAGGGGCAGGGTTACAAGTGGAAATTAAGTGATAATGAATATTAGGGAGATTCAAACGTAAACGGCCTGCTAACATATTAAAATGTGTTTCCGTAGTCTCTTCTAACTGGTCAATACCCGCCCAACCCAGCGACATCGAGCTTAATCTTTGTAAACCGGATACCGAATCCCCCAACCCACCGTAGTAAATTCTTGAACCATTCTTAAATCTGAAATAGTTTTCTGTTTGATGATGTTGCTCTAGGATTTCAGGGACTAAATATTTTTGAAGTTCAATTAAGACGGAACGTCTAAAGGCCGGAAGTTCGTTTCTGCACAAATATCCTACATTCCCAGGATAGTCTAGGGAAAGTTGAATAGCCTCATTTACAAGCCAGACAGTCTTACCTCCCCCAAATGCGCCCCCGTAAAGTTTGTAACGCTCACTGGCAGTATGCGCTAATACTTGTCTAGGATGAGGTTTATAGAATTGACTTAAATCTATTGTTTGTTTTGTCAACGGGGTGTACTCCCTAAATAATTCCTTAATGCTGTAGCTTTTCTCTCTATTGAATCATCAGGTA